TGAGAATAAGCTTACCCTTTCGCTTCTCTCTGTGATTAAAGGAAATGATAACGTGTATATGTCACCGATGGCAAAGGAACATAAACCAGATTATCTTGTTAAAGAGTGGGATAAAATTTTCGCATTTAACAATCATAGAATGAATGATGATCTTAAAGATCTTGAGCTCAAGAATAAGAACAAAATTGGACCTAGATCCATTGCGTCACCTTGGGCTGACAGACGTGAGTCACTGCTCCGGACTTTCAAAGCGGAAGGCGAGATAAATGATAAATTATTCATTTCTCGTCTCGGTGACTGGAAAGATAAAACAGGTGGATTGAGACCCACCGATTATCCAACCGCTCTTCGATATATTAAGAATAACACCAATTCTGGATTGCCCTATCTAACCAGAAAAGGTCTTATTAAGGATCGACTTCGTGATAAGTTATCTAGTCTTATTAAAAGAAAAGACCCTTGTGTTCTGTTTACAAGGACTCAAGAAGGTGGTAAAACAAGGAATGTTTGGGGTTATCCTGCCATTGATGTTTATGATGAAATGAGATATTTCATACCCTTCCTTGAGTGGATGAAGAAGCAGCAAAATTATAAAGCGCTACTCGGCCCTGACGATGTAGATTTAGCAGTTAGTCGACTTATCGATCGATCTGGATCAAAAGCTGGCTCTAATTACACGCTATTATCAGGAGATTTCGACGAATATGACACGCGTACGAGAGGAACAGCTCAACGTTGTGCCTTCCTTAGGATAAGAGCTCAGTTTCAAAATATTTATCAGTTCTATTTTGCAAATATATCTGATAGATTTAAAAATATTGGAATTGTTACTCCCGATGGAATAATGAGTGGACCTCATGGTACACCAACGGGCAGCCCATGGACCAATGCTGTGGGTTCAATTAATCATAACAACATGATAGAGGCTTCAAATGTTTGTTTAGACTGGCAAGTTCAAGGAGATGATGGTGTTTATTTAATAGATAATGCCAGAGTTGATGATTTGTTCAAACATTTTGCAAAATGTGGTTTTGAAATGAATAAAAGTAAATGCTATCAAAACGATGACTTTGTTGTATATTTACAAAATTTACATCATAGAGATTATCGTTCTGATGGTATCATTAGGGGTATTTATCCATGTTATCGAGCTTTAAACAGGATAATGTACCAAGAAAGATGGTCCAATTTCGAGGATTATGAGATTTCAGGTAGAGATTATTATTCTATAAGAGCAATATCTATACTTGAAAACTGTCGTTATCATCCTCTCTTTGAAGATTTGGTAAAATTCGTACTTAAATACGATAAGTACTCCCTGGACGTAAGTGATCAAGGTCTAAATAAATATGTTCAGATGATATTTAGTACCAAGGGTGCGGGAGAAGTTCTTAAACAGCAAAGAGGTAATGATCTTTCCGGGATCAGAAATTTCGC